GTGAATGATTTTACATAGAATACTCTTTATTAATAGCTATAATTAATATTACTTAATGCGTCTTACATTGGCGGTTTCTCCAACCTTAAATTAGATATTAAGGTCTGTCGTCGGTTGCTAACACGCACGCATTTTTTAACTAAGAGTCTGCTATCTCTCGCCGTATCTGCCTCCTAGAGGTGTACTACATTAAGTAATATTACATTTTTTACTTGTATGGTATAAAAGTATATAGCCTGAGGTGAGTCAGACTATATACAGTGAACGCTATTACAAGGTTGAAGCCTGGTATGGCATTAGACTTAAGTAGCCAGATACTTTATTATACTTAGCATCATACTTAAGTTGGTTGACAACCAATCTTCGTGAAGCGAAAGTAGCATTCAATTTAGCCAATACTTGACTAGATTCACTTTCACTTGAGACAGTAACCTCTACTAAGGTTCCTACTCCTGCTTGACAAGCATCAATACGCAAGGGTTTTACGCCCTGTTTGTAGAAATGCTTGAAATACGCAGTAAACTCTTTAACTATATTTTCCATTTTTAATATCCTTTTCTTTTATTTTTATATAAAAACCATCATTAGGGGTGAGAACCTATCCATAAGATAATAATAGGTTTATCGCAAGGCAATGCGGTATCTGTGATACCTTATAAGGTAAGGATAAGCATCCCTTTGTCTTCGCTTAGCTGTCCTTATAAGCAGTATTGCAGGTGATGAGCCTATTATTATCTGACCTTATTCTTGGTAGAGTAATCCTCAGATGAGAGTAAGCAGAGAGATAAATTTTCAACGAATTGTAAGTTTTCAACGAAAATAGGATTATTAAACCAAGAATAAGGGTGGATAGGTTCTATATATATCACTCACTCGCAATCTAATCCTATTTTTCAACTCAACTATTGACTTTGAATAAAAAATTCCCGTAAATTACAGGATGAGACGTAAAAAAAAATTTTTGGAAAAATTAGACAAGTCTACTGGAGAATGGATTCAGGTTCCAATTAGCGAAGCAAGTGAAGAGATGTTACGTATTTACGAAATTATGGATGCTGAGTTAGAAATAGCAACAGTAGAAGAAGCAATGAAACTAGGGGTTTACGTAAAAAAAAATAAGGATTAGTCTCTATTAGCTTATTTAATACGGTAAGTATACCTACGTACTAATTAGCTATAAGCTTATCTTATTAGCTTATCTTATTTATACCCTACATTAGAAATGATAAAAATAACAAAGAAATTAAAGAAAAATGACTTCCAACCTATGGACTACCCAGTCTATAAGAAGGAAGAGGCAGACAACAATGGCTTAAAGTATAAGCATTGGAACGCTGCAAAGGAAGGTGAGTATGGGTTATCAGACGATGGCTATGTTGCTGAGTGCATCTATCGCAAGGCATATGGAGAAAAAGTGGAATATACCTACCCCTACGGTAGACAATGGCTTAGTGCCTGGAGCAAACTGGAGTTTGAGCCGCATTATAGGTCTAATAATTTTAGTACTGTGTCTACTAAGAGCTATAACGACTTAGAAGTAAAGAAGAAGGGTGCAGATATAGCTATGGATGCGTATGTAGCGTACAAAATAGCAGGATTACAGCCAGATTGGGAGCAAATAGGTACATTGTACCGCCCAGACCAAGATAATCCCGTTATTGCAGCTAAAAGATTATTTAAAACTAAACAGGTAAAGAAGATGATACAGGATAAGTTAAAAGATATTTTAATTGATAGAAAGATTGATGAAGGATTTGTATTAGACGTTATTAAAGACGCTATTGAGGTGGCAAAGGTAAAAGAAGACCCAGGCAATATGATTCGTGCCGCCAAGGAGCTAGGTGATTTCCTAGATATGAAACCTAAGGTAACAGAAAAGACTGATACCCTAGAAATAGATATGTCACATCAAATAGCTAATTCATTTGAAAAGCAGACTAAGAAACTAAAAGCAACACAAACAAGACAACTCGATGAAGAAACAGATAAAGATAACGGGCAAGAAGAACAATCTTAATGAGTTCATAGCTGTATTACTAGCTGTGGCAGAAGATTGGGGTATTACCGTTACAATTAAGGAAGACTAATGGACAACAAGAAGATGTTGTTAGAAATGCAACAGGATATGTTATTATTCGGTCGTATGGTGATGCCTAATATGTTTAGTAGTGAATCTCCACCATTTCACTACGATTTAACAAAAGCATTGCTAGACCCAGATGATAAACAGATAAATATTATAGCACCACGTGGACACGCAAAGAGTTCGGTGGCTGCTGGTATTTATCCTTTATGGCACTTGATGTTTACTCCTGGTGTTAAAGTAATTGTCTTAGTGTCTCGAACGCAGGGTCACGCCACCAAGCTATTAGGTACCATTAAAGATGTGTTAGATTACTCTCAGGAGTTTAGACACTTCTTTGGGTACTGGGGAATGCAGTCTGCACGTAAGTGGACAAACAATGAAATAGAATTAAAAGATGGCAGCTTAATTATTTGTAAAGGTACAGGACAACAAATACGTGGAATCAAGCACGGGAATCAACGACCTACTCTTTTAATATTAGATGACCCTGAAGATGAAAACAATACTAAGACGTCAGAAGCTATGGAGTATAATTTACGTTGGCTATTACAATCTGGTGTTCCATCCCTTGACCCACTGAGTGGGCAGATATGTGTTATTGGTACTCCTCAGCATGAACGTTGTCTCGTAGAGACATTAAAAGACATGAAAGGTTGGAATACCTTAGAGTTTAGACCTGACCTAGAAAATAAAGTAGCTTTATGGCCTGAGGTCTGGGGTATCGATAAGCTTATACAAAAGAAAGAAGAATTAGAAAGTATCAATCGACTATCTGTATTTTACAGGGAATACCTGTGTCAGATTGTTGGTGATGAAGATAACTTGTTTAGGAAAGATGACTTTCAAGCTTGGGAAGGGTTTGTCGAAAAAGATGAGCAAGGGTTGTCAACTCTCGTTCTGACGAACCTAAATGGTGAGGAAGTAGACGAGAGGAGACCTGTAAATGTATTTACAGGAGTCGACCCTGCATCCAGTACGAAAAAAGGTGCAGACTTTTCTGTTATATTTAATATTGCAGTAGATAAAGACTTTAATAGGTTTATACTTCCATACTTTAGAAAAAGAGCTACCCCACTAGATTTAGCTGATGCTATCATAAATAACTTCAAACAATACAAAAGTACTAAAACTCGTATTGAATCTGTTGGCTATCAAGAGATGTTACGTCAATATATTAAAGAACAAGCAGAACAAATGGGTATGTTTATACCTGGATTAGAAATAAAAGAGAATCCTCGTACCTCTAAGAATTACAGATTAGAAAGTTTGCAGCCTATCTTTGCAAACAAAAAAGTATACATTCAATCTAATATGCAGGCATTTAAAGATGAGTTGTTGCTATACCCACGTGGTAAACATGATGATTTACTTGATGGTTTTTTCTATGCAAACAAAAATTGCTATAGACCAGCACATCAACAAGTAGAAAAAGAACAGCAACGAGAAGAGTGGTATACGAGAAAGAAAAGTAAGTCTTGGAAATTATTTTAATAATCCTTGACAAATACAAAAAAAATCCCGTAATTTCACTGTACTACATTTATGGATAAAAGCAAGTACTTTTTAAACTTTAACGATTTTATTAATAAGTTAGACAAATTGGATAAGGTAGACATACCGAAGGGTTATAAACAAATAAATGCCAAAAAAGATTCAAAAGCAACTAGCGAGTACAAGAAGACAAAATAAAGATGACTTAGAATTTGTCTTTGATTATAAGACTGGTGATGTTAATCCACGTGAGGTTCCTGAAGAAGTTAATTTAACAAGGGAACTATACACAGACTATAAAAGCTCAAGAGACCAATGGGCTCAAAAATTTCAAGAAGCGGTAGAGTTCCGAGCTGGAGCTCAATGGAGTGATGAAGAACGTGATGTACTAGAAGCACGTGGACAAGCACCTATCGTAGTAAATAGAATCCATCCGATTGTAGAAACTGCTAAATCCCTTCTAACCTATAACTCGCCTCAATTCCGTTCTACTGGTCGTGAAGACTCAGATAGAGACACGGCAAAAGTATTTTCCGACCTCTTTCAATATATTTGGCAGATATCGTCTGGAGACGAAGAGCTCAAAGAAGCTATCGATGACTACTATGTTGGAGGTATGGGAGTACTTCAAGTATTTCAAGACCCCGATGCAGATATGGGTAAGGGAGAAGTTTATGTAAAGTCGGTAAATCCTTTAGATGTATTTATTGACCCTAATGCTAAAGATAAATTTGCAAGAGATGCTGCACATATTATGGTAGCAACTTATATGACAGATGAACAATCTATGCAAATCTATCCTGAGTTTTCAGATATAATAGAGCAAGCATCCTTACATCCTGATGAAACAGATGAAAAACCTATTACTAACTTATCTGCTACTGAAGGACAAATTTTTTCTACGGATGGTACGACAACGGTACACGAGAGAAGACAGTTTATAGAAAGATATACTAGAGAAAGACACTCTTACTATAATTGTTTTGAACCTTTTTCACAATCTGAACATTTATTAGACGCTGATGAGTATGCAGAGTATTTAATGACATACTACATTAAAGTAAAAACTATTAAAGGTGAAGAGATAATATTGTTTGAAGAAGAGTCTGTACAAGAAATGTTTGAGATTATAAAAGATATAGGACCTATTTTTCATTATGAATTACCTGAACCACAATTAGACCCAAATACAGGTCAACCTATTCCACAGGACCCAATTCGTGTTCCTGGAGAAGAAGATGAAAACTCAATACCAGGTAGTACTACTATATTAATACCTATGACAGTAGAAGAATTAATAGGTACAGGTCAAATAAAATCTAATGCTATAGAAAAATGTTGTGTAAAAATGATTGTCACTGTTGGAGATAAATTATTATATACAAGATTATTACCTGTAGAAGATTATCCTATTGTTCCTTTAATGAATGTACATCATCGTAATCCTTATCCTGAGTCTGATGTAAGACTATTTAGACCGTTACAGGAATACATAAATAAAATTCGTTCATTAATTATAGCACACGCAAGTACAAGTACAAATGTAAAACTTTTAATCCCTCGTGGTTCAGCAGACTTAAACCAAATCGAACAAGAGTGGAGTAAGGCTGGAACCAGTGTTATAGAGTTCGATGCTGAACTAGGTGCACCGATAGTAGCTGGTCCAGTACCACTTCCAAACGAATTATATAAAAATGAAGCAGATGCTAAGTATGACTTAGAATACGGCTTTGGTATTTTTGAGTTAATGCAAGGTAGTTCACAAAGTGCTCCATCTACCTATAGAGGTACAATGGTTATTGACGAGTTTGGACAAAGAAGAATTAAATCAAGACGTGACGATATTGAAGGTATGTTAAATCAAATTGGTAAAGTTGCAATACCATTAATGCAACAACTATACACAGAAGAAAAAGTAGTACGTCTTGTACAACCTAATGGAACTGAAAAAGAAGAAAGATTTAATTTTTACAAAGAAATGGACAATGGTTCTGTTGCTAAGTTTCACGATGTTGGTTCTGGAAGATATGACATTGTAGTTGTATCTGGTTCTACATTACCAACAAATAGAATGGCATTAATGCAAAATTATATGGAAATGTATAAGATGGGATTAATTGACCAAGTAGAAGTATTAAAGAAATCAGAACTAGTAGATATCGATGGTGTCTTAGAACGTTCTGGTCAAATGCAACAACTAGCTCAACAAAATGAGCAGTTGCAAGCAGAATTAAAGAAAGTCCAAGGAGACTTACAAACTGCTAACCGTGAAGAGCTTCATGCTAAGAAACGTTTAGAAGTAGAAAAATTCAGCGGTGGATTAGATAAAGTATCTAATCGTGCTGATATGGCAACAAGCCTTTATAAGGCAAGGTTGAACGATGCGAAACAACAGTTGATGAATCCTAATGTAAACCTAGAAGATGTTCAAGAACAAGATATTTTTGAAGATGACGGGAATACAGAGGGAAGTTAACAGGAGAATAAATCATGCAAAATGAACAAAATACAATGGCACAAATAGATGAACAGGAAGTTGAAGGTATGCAGACTGAACCAACAGCTACTTCTGAAGATATTTTTAGCGAAATATTTGGAACAACTCAAGAGCAGTTAGTTACTGACAGTCCAAATGAAGCTATAAGTAATACTACAGATACTCAGACTATGAGTGACCCAAAGAGTGACCCAGGACAATTTCAGTACTGGCAAAGTCAAGCAGATAAACGTTCTGCTGAGGTAGATATGTTAAAATCACAAATGGCAGATGTTATGTCAAAAGTGTCTACACCTCAAGCAGATAAACCAACTCAGCAGGAAACGGCTTTAGAAAAACCCGTTAAACCTGTTAAGCCTTCTAGCTACGACCACTCTGAGGCTTTGACTGACCCCGATAGTGCATCAGCAAAGTACTTAACAAAACAAAGTTCTTATTTAGAAGATATGACAGAATATGTTGAACTTTCTAATAATTACTATGTTAATCAGATGAATCAGCAGCAAGAAGCTCAAAAAGCTATGGCTAGAGATAATAAAGTTATGCAAGACTTACAAGTTAAGTATAACTATACTCCAGAACAAGCTAATGACTTTATGCAGAAGATGTCATCACCAGATTCTTTATCTTTAGATAATTTGGTACAGTTACATCAATTGAAACAGCCGAATGCGGCACAACAGGTTACACAGATAACCCCAGAAGCTCAAAAGAAAGTAGCACTAATGAATCAAAGACAAGAGAAGTTAAGTATACCTAAACCTATTGGAGTACAACCAGGAGCCAGTGACCAGTCTTTAGGTAATAAAAACACAGAAGACAAAATGATGGATGCTATGATTAGAAATGTTTCTAAGCGTAACATCTTTTAAAACTGGACAATAGTCCAAGGAGAATAAAATGGCACAAGACATTAATGGAGTATTCTCTCCTAGCATTGGTGTAACACCACAAGGTGTTTCTATCAATGATAGTAGACGAATATTTAACTTCGGTGAGAGAGTCGCCGAACTAAATCCTGCCTCATCACCTTTCTTTGCATATTTATCAGCAGTAGCTTATTACAAAATCACAGCTGTAACACAAAACACAAACGATACATCTATTGACGCTACTTTTGAAGCAGCAGTTAAACTAGGTGTAGAGAATGGTGCAATTACAACTTTTGCTGCTACAGAAAAGTTAACTATTGCTGCAAACAAACCAGGTCAAGTAATTGGTTCAGCATGGGCTGAAGGCGATACAGCACCAACAGGTTGGAGAGATGAATTTTACACAAATGAAGGATACTGTCAAATCTTTAAGACTTCAGTACCTCTATTTAGTGGAACAGCTCTTGCTACTCGTTACAGAGGAGATTCAAACGAATACATGAGAGTATATCAAGAGAAACTTATGGAACATAAGATGGACATTGAAAATGCTTTACTATTCGGATATGGTGCGGTCTCAGCAGATGACTTATCTACATCACAAGCACGTAAATCATGGGGTATCTTACCTTACACTGAAATACATGGAAGAGTAAAACCTTTCTCTTATTCAACTTCAGGGTATGATGACTTCGTAGATGCTATGTCAGACATTTTTGACGTAGAATCAGCAGCAGGCGGTCAAAAGCTTGTTCTTGCTTCTCGTTCAATTATGAACTGGTTAAACAAACTAGGTGGAAGTTCATTCTTAGGAAATACTATGGCTGCAGGTGTTGGAGGTTCAGGACAACCATCCTCTTCATCATATGGTGTAGACATTAGTAAGAAAGACGGAATGTTCCAAGGAGTTCAAGTAACACAAGTTGATACCTTATATGGTACTCTTAACTTTGTTATGGAGCCTCTATTAAGAGGACCATGGGCAAACCATGCTGTAGCTATCGATTTAGATAACGTAGCTTACAGACCTTTAATGGCAAATGGTGAATCTCGTGATACTCAGATTCTAACTAATATTCAAAACAACAATGTTGACGGAAGACAAGACATGATTCTTACAGAAGCAGGTCTAGAAATATCTTTACCAGAAACACACGCTGTATTGA